AACTAAGTCGGGATTATCAATAATAGACTCAGTAACAACGGCATCAAACGCCTTATAATTGTCTTTACCAGTTAATTGAATATAACCACGTCCGCGAAATTTATATCCTTCACCTGTTATTTCTTCACCATTACCCATTCTACCACCATACACCCTATTAGCTATTTTTTCAGGCTTTCTTTCATATTGCTTAGCTAAATCTTCTGTTGGAAAATATTTTTTAAACGTGGTCACTAATCCTTTCGCGCCGTAATTTAAATTTTCGTTTAACGCTTTAAATCCGCCTGATTCATGGCCAGCTTGCGCCAAAAAATGTGCTAGTCGTAAAGGAGTATTTAATTCAAATTTAGTAATTGTATCTGGTAGTTGTGCTATAACAACATCAGGTATGTGTCTTTTTAATTTATCTAAGTTCATATATTTATTTTTTATTTTTATCCTACTACAACTCGGCCTTGTATGTCTGTATCAGGGTATCTAATTTCAAATATAGATGGATCTAGGGAAGGATATACATTTCCATTTTTAGTAGCTCCTGCTATATCATATCCATATTGTGAGTAAGTATTTCCTGTATTATCTTGTTTATTTACAATATCTATTTTAACTACAGATTGTACTCCTTTTATTTGTAATAATTTAGAAATAATATCTGATAGTATAATTGGTTGATTTACTTGCCATTTGTCTATATTAAAATGATCTTTTAAAGCAGATATACAATTTGTTAATACATCTTGATTTGAATAACCACTTAATGTTATTATATCAAAATTAATTCCTATATTAATATAAAAAGCATCTCTAATATTAATAGCATCAGTAACCATTCTATATTGATTAATATAGGTTACTAGATTTTGTTTTAATTGAGTTGTAGCAATAGTTAATTGTTTATTATTATTATAAGCTAATATATATAAATCCAATGTAAGAGGATTGCCTGGCTGAGTATAGGCTGTTGTTTGTTGAAGATCTTCTCTAGTAAAGTCTTGTGATATATAGGCTTTAGCTATATTACCATAATATGAGGGCATTGATAATGCCCTAACAACATAATCTTCTTTTGTTACTGCTCTTAATTGTGTTGAATAAGAGTTTAAAGCATTTTGTCTTATTTCATCTATAGTATCACCATTTCTTCCACCAGTTGATGGATTAGGATTATTACATGCTATACTAGCTAGTACAGTAGTTGAAAGTCTACCTCCTGGATTTCCATTTTTAAAATAGATTCCTGATGTGGTTATAGTAGTTATATCATTAGCAGGTACATTAGATTCTACTCCTCCACCTACTAAATATTTTATATTATAATTTCCAGATGGAGCTAACCCATACTCTTGAGTAAACATTACAGAAGCATTATTGTAATTATTAGTTAGTAGGGAAATTCCGGGTACTCGACCTAATTGAATACTATCTGGGGTAGGAATTATTTGAGAGTCTGTTTTATTTGATGATAATCCTGCTCCAAATTCTAATTGTAAAGTATTATCTGAAAGTATTCTAGATACAAATCGACGAGGAACATTTTGGAGTTGAATAAGGTATGGAGGGAGATTTGAATTAGCCTGATTATGATCAGGATTATCTGTTTTTAAGAATATAGATGATTGAGCTAGGTATGGAACTTCATACCATTTATTAGCATCACTGCCTGTAATACTTAATATTTGTAATATATTAGTATCAGCAATGTTAGCTGTTGCAAATTTTTGATTTCCTTGAAAAGTTAAAGTAGTTGTTTTTATTTCTGCTGATATAATAGGAATTGATTTTTTAAATAGATAAAAATTATTATCTACAAAAGAAATTTCAGTATCACTTCTATCAGTAAAATCTACTAAATCAGTAGTTAAAAATTTTAAACCAGTACTTGTTGAAGTTAAAATAGTATTAGCAGGGATTACTAAACCATATTGATCTGAGTCTGCAATGAATTGACCATCTCCTAGATTACGAGCAGGAATTAATTGATATATATCAATATTAGTAGTTGAGGCATACGATGCTTTGGGACGATATCCCATCACATATGACATCGCGTATAGATTTTCTTTTTCCTTAGCGTATAATAAGAAATTTTCTTGTACTTGAGTATCTAGGTAAAAAGATGTTACATCACCAACATATGAAGCCATCTCAATAAATAAATTTCCAGGAGATGCTTCTGAAAAGTCATTATACGTTGATGGGAAATAAGTTTTAGCATAGTTTTGTAGTGATGTTTTAAAATCACCAAAACTTTTATTTAAATAGGATATATTTTTATCTTCGTTAGTGGCCATTATTATATAAGTTGTATTGTTACTTCGTCAGGAGTTTGAGAAATGTCTAATAAATAATTGACACTTAGATTTATTAAATTATAGTCTGGGTTGGATGCTACATCAATACTTGTTACTGTTATACCAGGAACATATATTGTTATACTATTTAATAAACTTGTTTTTAAAAGTCCTATATTATCTTCATTAATTCCTTCAAATAAAAAATTTCTTAATTCTGTTCCAAAATTAGGATTCATTATTCTTTCTCCTGCACTAGTTAATAATAAATTAACTAAATTTGATTTAGTTTGTTCCTTAGTAGAGTAAGTACTATTAAATACTCCAGGCCCATTAAAAGGTAACGACACCCCAACAGCAATATTCTTTTGTAAATCTAACGGATTTACTCGTATTCTTTGGGGTATTGGCATTTTATCCTAAATTTTTAAGTCCTGCTCTTTCTTGAGGAGTCATATTAGCAGCAGAGTCTGCTAAAAAAGCTAAATATGGATTTACAGGTTCTCCTGTTGATTCATCAACTTGATCACGTATAACCTCTAAAGGCATACTTGGTTGATATTGTAGTGGTTGATTAAATCCAAATGCTTCACCCATCTTAGCACGTAATGATGATCTAACATCAGGATTACCTGGTATTACATCATTACTGGTAAAATTCATTGTTTTACTTTCACGTAATGCTTTTTTTTCTTGTTTAGCCATATGCTCTTCAAGAATGAATGGTAATTCTTCATGAATAGCATCAATTACTGCTTCTTTAATTAATCTTTTAAATGCTTTAGTATTCATAATTATAAATATTTTATCCTTCTAAATTTCGTTGGTCTATAACTAGTTTTAATTGGTCTACTAAATCTTGTGGGTCTAATGTAAATGAATATTCACTTATGAGTATTTCTACTCCATATTTGTCAATAGCAGCGGCATAACGGCGTTTATTACCTCTTACTACAAATTTAGGATTATTTTCTTCTTTTATTTTAAATATAAATCCTTTATATGGTGGAAAATCTCCTCCTAATGGAAGGAAAGTATTAGATAAATTAGATAATTGTTGATCAAGAGTATTATTAGATAGGTTTGAACCAGCACCTGATAAGTTAGGGCGATTTCCTCCTCCGGCTCCTGTTCCTGCACCTCCTCCGGCTCCTGTTCCTGCTGCACTTCCACTTGCACCCCCTACAGCAGCACCTCCAGTTCCTGTAACTAGTGTTTGTTGACCATTAGTTAAAGTTTCTAAAGCTTTTACATCTAATTTTAAACTAACTAGTTTTAATCTATCTCTTAATTCAATTAACTTTGCTATTTCATTTGCTAATAAAACTGTAATTACACTTAATATTACACTTAATCCAATTATTATAGCAGTTGCACTTAATAATAGTTTTACAACTTTATAAGGAAGGGGAAATGGAAAAAATGATATTACTTTAAGTGCTAAGGCAAATATTTTTAAAATTGTATTTATTGTTTTAATAATAGCAGCTATAGCATCTAATTTTTTAATATTATTATTAATTAAAGCTATTGCATTATTTCTTAAATTAGTTGCTATTACTACAGTTGCTTGATCTTTAACTTGTGTATCAATATAGGTATTTACTTGATCTACTAATTCTGCTAATTTTTTTCTTTCAGAAAGTAAAGTTAAAAATAAATTAGATAATCCAAGAGTAACAATAGGAACTAATGTTTTTTGAGCATTAGTTAATACTTGTTTTGATAAATCTGTTTTAGAGATACTATCTTTTTTAGCTATATCGTTTTTAGATTTTTTTATTTCTCCATCCTTTACTTTTTGTTGTTCTTTTATTTTATCGTTAGGATTGTTTTTAATAGCCTCTTCATCTTTTTTAAGTTTTTCTCTTTCTACTTTAATAGCTGCTATTTCTGTATCATAAGTAAAATTAGCATTAGCTTCAATATCACTACGTTGCTCTGCTGTAATTTGTCCTGAATTATAATCATTTTGAGCTTTTGCTATAGTATTATCTTTATCTATACCTGCTTGTTTTTCCCTTTGAGTTAATTCATCTTTTCTAACTTGTATAGTAGAAGTTGCTGATTGGTCCCCTATTATGGTTTTTTGTTTATTTGGATCTTTTGTTTGGGCTCCAAATGTTTTAATAGCAGTTGATGTAGATATTGTACCCAAAATATCAGGAGATATTGCAGGAGAAACGTTATATTGATTTGTTCCTCCACTAGTAGGAGTTTGTTGTGTAGGGTTTGTATCTTCTCTAGTAGGCATTTTATGTCGTAAATACGTTTTTAGAGGTTATTTTTTCTAATAAATCACTTACTCTTTTCATATCATCTGATAATTCTCTTCCGGCTGAGTTTAGATTAACCATGGGGGTTCCTTCTTGAACTCCTATAGTACTAGATAATATACTAGCAAGATTAGCTAATGATTGTTGTAGATGAAGAAATAAATTTATTGTTTCATTTCCTAATAATACGGGTTGGGGTAATTTATTAGGATCGTATGTTCCTAAAAATATAGAAGGAGAGTTTAAATGAACTCTAGTATCCGCATTTAAATTAATTATATTCTTAGTATTAATCTCAACATTAGTTTGAGCAAATATCATTACTTCATCCTTTTTAGAATTTAATACTAACCTATCACTATTAATAATAACTTGAGCGTTAAAATAATCAGGTACATTTAAAGGATTAGTTAAATTATTTATATTTCCTGTTTTACCTGTTTGTAAAGGTATTTTTTGAGCTGAGGTTAAATAAATAGATGATTTATCTGCATTTATTTTTTCAACATGAAATTTTTCATTAGGGACATAAGCAAATCCATTTGATAATATAGTAATGGGATCATCATCTTTTCCTATAGCACTCCATTCATTTAATTTATTGTAGAGTTTAGTAGTTGTACTAAATCGTATAGCATTACCTTGTCTACCTTGTAATATATGATCACCTTCAAAAGATAATAAAGATCTAATATTAGGATTTTCTGTAAATGTAACTCCTAAACTAGCATTATCTGTTGTTGGTTGAGCATTTTGTTGAGGATTATTCCATAAATTAATAATACTTACGTAATATTTTTGATTTTGATTTGCAGCAGTAGTTAACTGAGAAGTTGGAGAAGGTAGATCTTCTAAAAGTACTAATTCTCCTAATATAGGAAAATATTGGTATTGAGAATAAAGAGGTTTAGCAACTTTACAGCCATTTAAAAAAGTATCACTTATATTTCCTACTGTATTTTTTGCCTGATCATAATCAAGATAAAATATAGTCCCTATACCACTAAAACCCCCTACCTTTTCAAACATAGCTTTAGTAGGAGAATTTTCAGTAGTAACTACCCCATATACTTTACCTACTTGAGATTTAGCAGAAGGTTGAAAGTTATTTTTACCTATTGAAGATACAACGGATCCTAAATTTGCTCTTATCCTCATTTAGCTTCTATTTGTATTACAGGAGTTTGTTGAAGTAATTTTTGACTTTGTTCTTCTATTATTTTTTGATCTTCAAGTAAAGCATTAATTTCATCCATATTAATTAATTCATTACCTACACTAGCATTAATAGAAGCAGCACGTTGTGCTATACCTGCCATTTTAAGTAATTGATCATTATTTTTTACATTAACGTCAATTAAATCTTTTACAGTAGGCATTAACATTACAGCGGAACCTGCATTAGATGTTGCTAAAGGCTTAATATTATCTATAAGTTCATTAATTTGTTTATCAATATCCTTATTATTTCG